TTTCAGGCACAAGCATTCGCATCTTTTCAGTAATATCACGGCCACGTTTACCGTCGCCCCGTGTAAGGGCAACAATAAGTTCTCCGTCATAATATCCTAGAGATACAGCAGCGCCATCAAGCTTGGGACTAACAATAGTAGCTCCAGGCGTGTGGTCGTAGGGAGGATGCTCGTCTTCACCTACAAATACTTTCTGTAGGGAATACATAGGAAACAAGTGAGTGAACTCAAAGTCTCCTGCATATCCGACAGGTTCGTAATTGCACTCTGCACATAGAATGTCAAATTCTGTATCAGACATAAAGGGCTTACCTTCATAGTAGGCTTTTGAAGCAGCATCCAGAAGTTTTTTCATTTTTTCCTTTCACATTTAAAAAGAATATTATAGGAGATTTCAGATATTTTGTCAAGAACTATTTTTGATATAAATCTCTAATTGTTTCTCCGAAGAAATGCTCTAACACTTCTTTGCTTTCAGCGAGAGAAATAATTTCTGAAAAAGCTATAAATAATTCTTTAGAGGTCTCAAGTTCGAGAGGTATAGCAATACCTTTATCTGTGGGTTTCCACTCTTCTTCAAAGTCGAGATAGTATTCCCTCAAATGTAGATATTCCTTTTCACGGAACTCGTTAATAGTGAGCCTAACCTGTCGGTAAGGTTCAGATACTATAATTTTTGAATATGCTTCCATCATTCGTTCCTCAGCACGTTGGCTAAGGGTACTACTGAAGTAACATTTTCAGCTTTCATAAGGCGAAAAGAATCAGTGTCCCAACAAAACATTAGGACAGTATCATCACTTTCTTTCGCTCTATTTCTTTTTTCTTGAATGTAGGGAGTAGAAAAATCCATTGTACAAACATTGTACTTTGTCTTTTTCGAGTTCGGGCTTTTATAAGTAATTATAGCGTCCCCAGAACTCACTACTTTCTTTTTTAACTCTTCTTTGTTCACTAATTAGCTCCATCACATTGAGCAAAACCTCTTTTGTCGTTGTGTTGTGAGTATTAGTGGTTGCCCAAGGGGGTTGCTAGACGCGGCGTGCCGAAGCAGTAACAAACAGGAACCCCCCTGGGACTTTATTAAGCTGCTACTTTTGCAAGCGCGTCTGCAAAATACTGGGCAGCTTTTCCAGTTAGTTTAGAGACGATATCTTCATCGATATCGACACCCGCATCCGTCAATGCGGCAGTAAGTGCTTCTTGTGCAGCAGCCTTACTGATGCGAGTACCGCCTGTTGACGAACTCGCTTTCGCTGTTCCGCCTGCCGCAGGAGCTTTCTTAACGTAAACTCCAGCTTTAGTCAGAATCATACGAACACCATTCGGTGATTGACCCATCTCTTCTGCGATTGCTTTCACAATTTCCATAGAGTTTTCCGGCGTGGGTTCTTCTGCCGTGTACATATCAATTGCTTGTTGTTTGGAATCGTCGTCCCAAGCCATAGTTCTTCTCCGTTTAGGTTTACCGTAATGCCCAGCACAAGTGCCGAACTTGTCTAGTTGTCGCTGATAAAAATTCCATCCCATTGGAAGTCCTCTCATTCAATACAAGTATTATAAGAGGTAGAGATAAATATGTCAAGTATAATTTTCCTGTATGTAGTCAATAAGTGAGTTGTAATAATGCTTGCTTCGGAATATATAAACAATAAAAAATATTGGTGCAAGCAATAAAATCAGAACAATCGTTACACTATAATAGATTATACTTCCTTTAAAGTTAAATTTTAGTCCTGTTTCTCGAAAGGCTCTGTATTGTAGTTGCATTATACATATAAGAGTGGTTACACAAAAAATAGCATAGTAACTAAATGCGCCCTGTATTAAGTCCATACTCACTTAGATGCTCCAATTTTCCTAGGTCGTAAGCGGGAACGTAGGCATTGAATCCTCCAAATTCTTGCATCGAATCTGTGGGTTCTCTTATCCAGACTCTATAGCAAGTCGTATTATACTTGTCCACATAACGATCTTCTAGCTTTGCCCGAATCTCACACGAAGTGTGGTACTTGGCCGACCAAGCAATTTCCCCAATACTAAAATCTTCCGATACACACTCTTCGGGAAGATATTCAATCTCAGCCCTTTCGTCTCCTTGTGCCCGAGCAGGAACGCCTACTCTTTCAATTATATTTTTTACAAAAGCTACTGACCTATAAACTCTTTTTCCAATGTCAGAAAAACTTTCTCCGCCCAAGTACTCTTCTGCGATTTGTGCAATCTCGTCTTTTGTTGCTGGACGGCCTCTTTTTTGTGCCATCCTTGTTTTCCGGTATTGAATGTTTTCTTCAAACTCTTCAATAATCTTATTAAGGCGAGTAGTATTATAGCTAATATTAAGAATATTACACGCTTCTTTTTTTGAAATCGGTGTTTCTGCCGAAAGAAGTGAAATAACTTTTTTAATGTTCGCATCGGTTAAGTTTTCTCCTTCACGTTTTTTAACGCCTCGTCTCATTCTTATCCTTATAGTCTTTTATCGCTGCTTTAATAGCATCCTCGGCGAGGACACTACAATGTATTTTGACTGGTGGTAATGCAAGCTCTTCTGCTATATCAGAGTTCCTAATAGCATTAGCAGAATCCAAGGTTCTTCCCTTAACCCATTCAGTGAGTAAAGAACTGCTAGCAATCGCACTTCCACATCCATATGTCTTAAACTTTGCATCTAAAATTACCCCATTTTCTACTTTGATTTGAAGCTTCATAACATCACCACAGGCAGGTGCTCCGACCATGCCTGTACCAATATCTTCAGCCTCTTCAAACTTTCCCACATTTCGAGGGTTTTGGTAGTGATCCATTACTTGTTCGCTGTAAGCCATTATGCTGCCCTTGAAATTCTACTCTCGTAGTCTGCGATATTATCATCCCACCATTCAGGTTTACCACGAACTTTCCAAGTCGCTCCCTTGCCGATAGCTGCTTTATCTTTCATATAGAACATACGATATGAAGCGATTGCATCATCACTTTTTAGATCGTCTGGCATTGCTTGAGCAAAAGGTGTAAGTCCTGTATCGGGTAATGAAATATCAGGTAGTTTATTTATGACTTCGCGAAAAGACTTGTGGTCAGCTCCTCCGCGATAAATATGCTCTTGATTGAGAGCATGTGCGTAACACCACAGCCACTCATAGTTTTGCTGTGATTCACGAGCCCAGATAGTACAGGGGTGATTGTACATCGTAGGCAGATAGGCAAAATGGCGAGGTTCATCAGCTTTTCGAGCTGCAATAACCTGCCATTCTTCTGATGTGAGTTTGCGAGGAACATAGCCTACGAACTTATCAATCCAATGTATGGTGCAGAGCATTTGTGCAGCTTCGAGCTGCATTTTGCCTGAATGGGCATCAATATGATAGGCTGCACATAAGTCAATGTCGTTGTCAAGAACAAATATATTCACAGAACGCTACTCTCACAATTTCTAATAGTATAACACCTCGAGAAAAAAATGTCAAGAGTTATTTTTGTCCTCAACTGTAATCGGGGCGCTTCATCTTTGCGAGTCTTTTTTGTGTAGCGTCTTCAATTTTGCCCTGGTCAAGTTCGTAGGCTGTTGCGAGAACAGCTATCATTGCACGTACATCACCCATTTCGTCAACCAAGTTTGAAAGATATTTAGGGTCTTCAACTCCGTGCCTCATTACTTTTGAACAGGCTCGAATTAGCTCTCCGCACTCTTCCATAGTGATTACGAGTTTATTTAATTTAGTTAGATCCATATTAAATTTTGGTACTCCTATACCAATTAATATATTGCGGCCATCGAAAAAACTCTTTTCGATACCAGCACCAGAACAAACCATCATAAGGGCTTTCTAATTTTGTGTCAAGATTTAATTCTGTTTGTGTCATAATATTTTCTTTCCTATCTGTCTTTTACTCTTATGCTCTCTCCAATCTATCTTTTCCGCTAAAGTTTCCGGTAATTTAGATAGGAGTTCACTAGCTTTCTCTTTATCATTATTATAGAAACAAGTCCACAAGTCTTGGTAGCAGGCATCCTCTGATTTTAATTGATGTTTACTAATTTTCCAAGGCTTTGGACCGCCCCAGTGTATAATCTTGTCTTCCTGAGATAGAATACCATAATAAGCTAAATTTTGGTATTTTCTATTCAAGGGTAGAAAGTTATTATCGTGTGCATATGCTAAAGTGCTTTCTACATTAACATGAAACTGTCTTTTTATTTTGCCCTGATAATAATCCTCCATAACTTCGAACACTTTTTCAACCATTCCTATGCTCTCCCACATATCCGTGTCACATAAGAAAGTGCCCGAAGCCATTTTATCCTCTACAGCTCCTCCTATCCAACCTATGTCTTCTCGCAAAACACAGGCTGTAGGATACCCCTCTAAGTCCAACTCCCAAGCTTCTTTTAGACTCTGTAGTATTGCACAATCTACATCCACATAAAAAACTTTTCCTTTAAAATACTTCGGAATTAGAAGTCTGGAGTACATATCAGGACCTAGCCTTAATCCGTGTCTGAACGCTCCCCCCCGATTTATGATTCTTCCAAGCATTGGAGCATTATGGATATAGTGTACTCTATCTGGAAGGTCTAATTCTTCGTCTTGGTCGTACATAAAACAAGCTAAAGAGCCTTCTGGAAAGAACATTTCCATACTATTTCTTAAAGCTATTAGTCCTGGAATATATTGAGGGGTGCAACTAGTTACGACCCAAAAAGCGGGATCTTCCTTTATCATTTAAAAAATGTCTCCTTAAACCAAGCAACAGTCTCGGTCATACCCTCCTCCAAAGGTTTAAGGTTATCAGCAGACATACCTACCAGATTTAAGGTTTTTACATCGGCAGACACTACTGCATTTGGAATTTCTCCTGGACGCATCGGAAGATTAACAATCTCGGAAGAACTCCCAGAGATTTTTATAATTAACTCAGCTACTTCCTTCACTGTAGAGTTTAATTCGGGCCCAACTTCTACAGCTTCGTCAAAAATCACACCTTCATTAGCTTTTTCTAAAGCTACTACTAAAGCTTGTGCAACATCTCCTACCCAACACATATCTGAGACTTGACTACCGTCTCCATAAATCTCGATATTTTCTCCGGCTAAGGCTCTGCAAACAAAGGAGGGTGTAATCTTTCTTACTCTTGAAGTACCCCAAGGAGCTACCGGCCTTTGTCGAGGGCCATAAGCATTCATTGCCCTCACAATATTAACTTTAGTGCCTCTGTTTTTGTTATACATATCTATAAATCTTTCAATCATCGTTTTACTGATAGAGTATGTATTGTTCATCCAATGATTTCCAACACCAATATAGGCTACAGGAATATCATACTGAGCTGCGGCTTCGAGTATATTCAGCCCTCCCATTAGATTAGAGTGGGCAGCAGGCCTGGGATTAGTAACTGTCTCTTGAGTGCCTAAAACAGCCGCCAAGTGAATGCATCCATCCACATGTGCCATTGCTTCTGTTACAGAGACATCATCACGAACATCTCCTAAAATTACGGGGCAAGGGTATTCTTCTTGCCGGTTAAAATGGTCAAAAATTACAGGAGTATGTCCTGCTGCTTGAAGAGCTTCCACGGTATATAAACCTATAAATCCCGCTCCGCCCGTTACTAGTACTTTCATATTACCTCCAATGTTCCTGCATCCAGGTTAAGTCTTTTACTTCGTGTGGCCTTGGCTTTCCGTGAAAGAATACGATTCTCACTTTAGCAATGTCACACGGCTCTCTTTTATCTCGTATATGTACCTTATAGCTTATACACTCTCCCGGTACAAAATCTTGTAGTCTTGGCACGTCGGTGCCCAACCCTACAGACTCTTCTAAAAATCTATTGGTTCCTCCCGTATATGTTAGGAGTTTCTGGTAGCTTCTTTCTGTTGGGAATTGAGTAGTTAACCTATCCCAGATAAAAGCGCCCCAAGAAGGCTCCCAAGCAATATATGCTGTCTGCAACCCTTTTGGACGATAATAATCTCGTAAAGTAACAAAAGGCACATCAACAGACAAAATATGGTCTATATTACCTAGAATAATAGTATCCAGGTCCATATAAACTACTTTATCTTTAAACCCGTGTTTTGGATTGAAAAGACCTATAATGTACCACCAGTGTGGGAGAGGCTCGATAAATTCTCTTGTTTCACACTCAACTCCTGTAGGATCGTCTGTGTAACAAATAAAATTTATGTCTAGTGTGGTATTTCTTTCTACACTATGAAATAGATTATTTACATAATCGGCGGAGAACTCTGTCCCCCACTTAAAACAAACAACATTAATCATAAAACTAACTCCTCACGTAAGTCGCCTTGTCTAAACATCGTTAATGCACTGTCAGGAGTGCAATTTACAATTAACTCTTTTATATTCTCTTGTATTTGGCTGTACGCCCTTACAAACTGAGGATAAGGACTATTTTTGTCTAACCTTCCTGGATGATTTCCAAAAAAGTGTTTTTTGCCCCCTACGTTTTGCATGTTATAACCTACAAGCAAAAACTTTCTACAGCCAAGTAAAAACGCTAGGTTTAATAGCTGAAACCCAGAGTTAGAACCAAAATGTATTAAATTATTATTAGTAGAAAGTTCTTGTTTGTGGGCTCCCTTTACATGCGTTACGTTAAAGGGTTCTAGAATGCTTTCCGGTGCTTGCGACCAAGAAGATAGAGTAGGAAATTTCTCTCTAAATGTAGTACCGTACTCTGTCCACCAATTATTGTCGCACGCGTAGTGTTCGTCGAGATAATCCACAATATCGTAGGCATTATTGCACCCGAACATTACGAACTTATCTTTGTAGGGCCTAATTGTTTCTACGACTTCTTCCGTTAGAGAAGGCCCGGTAGCAAACAAAATGGCAGGTTTATCTGGGTATTTTATTGGTATCATATAAAAAGGGGTCTCGAAAGACCCCTCTCCCGTCTTTAGGCTGAGAAATAGCTAAGAGCTGCAAATGCAATAGGGGTACAAAGTACCACACTTAATTGCATAATAGCCCCTAGCATGTCCCACCTTTTTTCTACGAAGTTCTTCATTGAATCTCCAAGTTACCCAATAGGTATTGATGTGGGCTTACTAGAGGGCGAATACGTTAATTCTATCGTCAACATTCCGTTTTCCATGGAAGCGGCAGAGACCTCTAAGGCGTTGTCAAGCTTTAGATGCTTCTCAAAACTTTTTCCTGATATACCTTTATGTACCCAGTTTCTGCCACTACTATCTTCTTTCTTCTCTCCTTTGATGGAAAGAATATTTTTGTGAACGTTCACTGATACTTGTTCTTTTTTCCAACCGGGAACGGCTACTTGCACAACGTAACCTTCGGCAACTTTTTCAATGTTATAGCGTGGATATTCTGGAGCCTGTTGGGTATACAACGGGCTGTTGATTAAATTGTCGAAACCGACAAAGAATTTTTCAAGATTTACTGCATTCATAAGTTTTCTCCTTTTAAGAAAGATGAACTCGCCCCTTTCGGAAGCATAACAATCGTTTATTTACGGATTTTGAAAAACGCACAGATAGTCTGGTACGAATTTCAGGGTATATTATACAAGCTTTGACCTCCTGTGTCAAATACTTTTTTTGCCCAACTACCTTCGGCTAAATAATTCTTGACATGAAATCTAGAACATCGTATAATATGCACTTAATGAATGGAGATTTCAATGGTAAATTTAATTTGGATAACGCCAAATGCTATGGATGTAATAGCATACTGTGCCCGTGTTAGCAATCCTGCTAACCAAAACAATTCAAAAACTGCCCCAAAGCTGCTAAAGTATCTGAAAAAAGAAGGACACTTTAGCCCCTTTGAGATGGCTAGTGCTTGTATGGAGATTACAACTACAAGAGACATTGCTCGTCAAATGTTGCGACACCGCTCTTTTTCTTTTCAGGAGTTTAGTCAGCGTTACGCAGACCCTACGATAGACTTAGAATTTGTCACGAGAGAAGCTCGACTACAAGACCCAAAAAACCGGCAGAACAGTATTCCTGCCGACAATGATGGATTAGAAATTGCTTGGCATCAGAAACAAAGAGAGATGATTAATAAGGCCAGTGAAATCTATAAATGGGCTATCGACAACGGTATCGCAAAAGAACAGGCACGAGCCGTACTGCCTGAAGGCTTAATTGAAAGCAGACTATATATGACAGGAACATTACGTTCATGGATGCACTTTGTAGAGCTTCGTGGAGGAAATGGAACTCAGAAAGAACATATGGAAATCGCACTTCAGTGCAAAGAAGTTCTCATCGAAAACGGTGGGGACGTCTGGGGGGACTAATGAAACGAATTAGAAATACAATATTTGGCTTGCTACTTTTAGCCGGTATAGTATACGCAAACTACCATGGCAGCATGCTTTTGGTACAACACCCTGAAATGTATCAAGGAATACAATATTTATGAATGATAAGTGGAATGGCGAAGCTCGCGGAGTAGCAGAAGTAATGATCTCTAGGATTCGAACTTGGCATCGTGACAGAAACCTTATTGAAGGTAGTACTGATAAAGACCAATGTTTGAAACTTCTACAGGAACTTGGAGAACTAAGTGATAGTATATGTAAAGGAAAAGACATTCGAGACGATATCGGAGATATGCTCGTTGTAATGATAAATATCATGGAACGAAATAATCTTGATATTAAAGAGTGTCTGGAAGTTGCTTGGGATGATATAAAAGATCGCAAGGGAAAGATGATTGATGGCATCTTTGTAAAGGAAGAGGATCTGTGGGACAACTTATAAAGGCGTTGCAAAGTGGCAAGGTTGATATAACGTTTGAAAGTTTAAACAGTGGAAGAGAGATTACAAAAACATATACACTAAACACTTTAGTAAAAATAAATGTAAGTACTCTTTCTGATAAACTAATAGCCTATGATATTGAAGGCAGAGAATGGGAAGACATTGAAAGGTCTACCATTAAAAAATGGAGTGTGTGTGAATAGAGAAAATGTGTTTGAAACTTTAAAGGTGGATGAAGGTGTCGAGTATAAAATATATAAAGACCATCTTGGGTATGATACTTTTGGTGTCGGTCATCTTGTTACTAAAGATGATCCAGAACACGGTCAACCCGTTGGTACACCGGTATCAGAAGAGCGAGTTTGGGAAGCGTTTGAAAAAGATTTGGATACGTCTATCGACGAATGTGAAGTTCTTTTTGGCCCGAAGTGGCACGACTTTCCAGGAGAAGTTCAAGAAATTGTGGTAAATATGATGTTCAATATGGGACGTCCACGGTTATCTCAGTTTAAGAACTTTTGCGCTGCATTAGAAGCTGGCGACTGGGCGAAGGCTGCCGTAGAAGGGCGGGACTCTCGCTGGCATAAGCAAGTAACGAACCGAGCCGAAAGACTCATGGTACGCTTAGAAGAAGTGTAATGCCTTGGCTCATCTTAGCGTTTTTAATGGCAGCAGGAGGGGGTTTTGCATACCATAAAGTCACTGTATCAGGGCTTGAAAACAAAGTTGTTCAGCTCGAAGCAAACAACAGAACCCTCAAAGAAAACCAAGTTCAGATGGAAATTGCAGTCAAGACTTCTCAAAAAGCACTCAAAGATGCAGAAGAGAATGCAAAAAAAGCAGAAGCAGCAATGTCCAACCTCACAGCAAGAAATAATGAGCTGAACAAAGAAAAGCAGAACTACCTTAAAGTATTCAAAGACCATAATCTTACTCGTCTTGCACGAGCAAAGCCTGGTCTAATTGAAAAAAGAATTAACGGCGGAACTGCAAAAGTATTTAGGGCACTAGAAAATGACACAAAAGAACTTATGGATGCTGATGACGACGAGCCTGCTACTTCAGGGTTGCCAGTGGCTCCCGAAGTTTCCGGAAGCTCCGATACCTCCGGAACCGAAAATAATAACAGTAACGGAGAAAGTACCTCTTCGGATCTACCAACCTCCTCTGCCGCAGGAAATTGATCTCTTAGACGTCAATTTTTTTGTCATTACGGAGGAGAATCTTGACGAGCAAGTGAAGATTATCGAGAAGATGCTCGATGGTCAGTTTGTAGTGTTTGCACTAACTCCAGACGGGTATGAGAAGATGGCTGAAAACTTTCAAGAAGTGCGCCGGTACGTGCGCCAACAGAAGGAATTAATCTTGTACTATCGCGAAGCTACTACAGAGAGTGAAGGTACTACAGCAGAGGAGTGGTTAGATAACAATGACTGATGAACAAATGATAGAATATTTGTATACCAACTACCATTGGACTAAAAACGAGAAAATGAAACTAATATCTGAAAGACTAAAAGAGCTTACCGATGAGAAAATTTATAAAGATATTACCGAGGAGAGAAGTAATCAATCAAAGACTGGATGAACTTCAGCAGTTAATGGAGGCAAATCAACATCTTAAAACTCAAAAACTAGTATATGAAGTTACTTTAGAGATTAGTAAGTTCTGGAATGTTCTGAGTGAGGAAGACAGAGATTATGTTCAGTGTGCACAAGACGCAATAGAAGAAGGGAGAGAATGGAATGTCTAATAGCTGGGATATTCAAATTGGCGGAGACCACTACAAGAAATATAAGATTCAGCCAATGGATTATAGTATGCAGAACGGCTTAGATCCTTTACAACATACGGTTATTAAGTATGTTACTCGATTTCGAGACAAGAATCAACCAGTAGAAGACTTGAGAAAAGCTCGTCACTGTATTGATATGCTACTTGATATTGAAATGAATTTAATTAAGGAAGACGAGGAATATTATCACAACGCTTTAACAGCGGCGAGTGAAAATAACTCTTGACAAACATTCCTTCAACTCTTATAATATTGTTTTTATTAAGGAGAATAGTATGTCTGTAAAATGGAAAAGAGATGAGAAAGTATTTAACAAAGCTACTAAAACTAAGAGCAAGAGAGTATTTCCAATTGCCGGAGTAAAAACTTCCGAATTAGTAGAGCTTTGTACTAAGGACGACTCAGACTTACGTTCTGGGGAAAGAAAATTGCGAGTAAAAGCACGCAAAGAATTAACAGTACGAGGAGTAGCTGTATGAAGAAAGAGGAAAGAGAAATGCTAATCAACGACTCTTTTAGCTCTTATTTGGAAGGTAAGTTAATGTACCATACAATGAACTATAAATTGTTGATGGAAAGTCCTCAACCTATTCCTGAGCATACAGATTTTATGGCTGCACTAGAAGAAGAATTAAGTAAAGTAGCCCACTACCATGAACTTTTAGAAGTATTGGAGAATGTAGTATGAAGAATTGGAACTTTTCGTTAAGAGATGGAAATGACCATCTGAATATTGATTTTGAAACAAACTCAGTAGTACGAATTCAAGAGAAACTAAATGCCTTTTTTCAGGCAGCTGGAGTACCTATGCCTTCGGAAGTCTCTATGGCAGAGGAACTTGAGTGTATGCTTACGGGTCTTCAAGACACCTATAAAGCAGTGTGTGACGATGGAAACGATCCTATCCGTGAGGATGAGCTAGGTGAACTTATGGACGCCTTAGAAAGAGTAATTGAGTATGTCGAGTCCGAACTATAGAGCTGTGCAAAAAGCGCAGACTGAGTTGAACGCAGACGGTAACGAAGACCGAGGACGCTACGGAGAGGATGAAAGCCCCGCTGTAGCTCCTGGTCACCATAAACCTTCTGTAACTGAAGAAGAATGGATTGAAATTTTAAGGGCACTACACGACAAATAATTCTTGACATTCTTGCTCTTCGCTTGTATAATATTATTTTTAATTGGGAGAGTTCTATGATTGTTCAAGGAAGTATAGGTTATACTTATTCAGGAAGACGACGAGTCGTCTCAAAGAGTAAAAAAGTGCAGCCTGTTTTTAAACCTATGGATAAGCCTCTTTTTGCAAAACGAGAAGAAAAGAAGTATCCTAGCGCACCTCTTACAAAGTATACTCCACGACCACGAGATGACTGGCGTAGAGAAGAAAGTAAGAATCATACTGTAGCTATAGCCTATAATAAAGGCGGCTACATGGTAATCTCAAAAGATAATATACGAGATATTGGTAGATGAGTAATATGGATAAATTATACCAAGAAGCAGAGAGCATTGTTCTCGCACTATGGGAAGAAGAACCGGAAGAAATCGCAGCAGAAATTTCAGTACAACTAAGTATTAGTGCTGACTACGCCTGGGATTTAGTTCAACAAGTCATTGTAAATGAGATGAGAATCGAAGAATCATACAGTGATGGGGACGACGCTTTATTTGACTGGGACGGTGATGCACTTGCATCTTCAGGATTTGGAACAGATGAAGACTATTTTTAAAAAATTTGCGGAAAAGTGGTTTGACCAAGTTTTTGTATTTTTAGTTTGTGGATTTGCTATGTTCGCTGTAATCGCTTACGGCTTACTAAGAAGCGCTCTATGA